TTGATGTTCTGGATTTTGATGTAGCCGAATCCATTGGCTTGCCATCATCGTTAAGGAAGATAATTTTATACTCCATGGCATGGCGATCCAGTCCGGTATTGGGAATGATAGCACACGGACCTAAAAACAGTCTAGAAATAGTGTCTTTGTAGGCCACTCTGTCTCTAAACCATTGCTTGGTAAATTCATATCCTTCCAGTGTTTCTGTAGGGTATCCGGTAATGATCATGATTATAAGTTTGACATTGTATTTTTTTGCCATTTCCAAATGATAATCAATGTCAGAATTTTCAAAATGCTTGCCAAGATCTTTGCGCACATGTGGGACCACGCTTTCAACTCCAAGACTGAGGGTAGCATTTGTTGCCGCCATTTGTTCCCACATTATCTCTGGATGCTGACTTTCTTTTCTTATGATAAAACTGGCGTTCCAACTGATCTGTTCTGGTCTATATTTTCCTTTGTTATAGTCATACATCAACTGCAACAGTTTTCGAAATTCTTTCAAGTTACCATTGGATATGCTGCTTCTGAAATCAAAATCTTTCATGCCATAGCGATCAATTTGTCTCAACATTTCTTCAAAGATATTTTCTGCAGTACGATATTTGAATTTTTTCCAAAACTCAATCACATCACAAAACTCACAGTTTCGTACACAGCCCTTGGCATCAATCACAGGAATATAAGTTTGTGAATACAGATAAAAATTATAATCGCTCCAGTCTGGATCCTGAAGATTGTTCAAATCATCCAAAGGTTTCCAATTTTCATTGTTTATTCCGGGATAGTCCCGGTTACCTTTGACGTACTCAACCAGACTTTCCTCTCCGTCGCCGGCAATGTAATCATCTATTAGATTTAACTTTTTTGCAATGTCTAAAAATTTGTCACTGTAACTTGATACATTTTGTTTGATTCCGGGACCGCCAATTACTATTAGTCCCTGCGGATAGATTTCTTTGAGCACAGCGCACAACCAGTAGGTAAAATTTTGACATTCATAAGTCAACAGACTCAAAGCTATGATGGTAGGTTTTAGACTGATTATCCTATTGGCGCAGTAGAACAGTATCTTTGAAACTTCTTGGACCACCCAATCTTCGGCTGTTTGGGTTTCAAAAAACTTTATTAGATGAGCGCATTCGGGGTGACTTTTGACTTTGACCAGCACTTCGATGTTGAGATCCATGGCTGTAGATTTTATGCCGGCCAGGGTCAGTGCTGATTTCAAAACGCCCGGTGCCGCCAATGGTGCGTGTATAGAATTGACCCAAGGCATTCCTGCAATTACCACATGATGATCTTTTAACTCCATTTTACCAGCCTGCTTTCTGTAGTACGTCTTTCACATATTCTTGATCTGCCGGATGTTCTCGAAACTTCTTCATCCAAAAGTCTGCATCAATGTAAGGCCATATCATGGCCACCTGTGTGGCATCTAGTTCGCTCAAAAACTTCTGTCCTGATTCGCTGTTGTAAATAATCCAAGGACTGATGCGGCCAGTGGTCACAGCATACACCATGGCGTTGGTATTACCATAACGCAAGCAATCTTCTGCTGGGTGTTCGGATTTCTCACTCCAGTCAATGCCAAACTCCATGGCCCGAGCCAAGGCATCATTTATATTTTCCACACGCAGATAATCAGTTAGGTATTCTGTGTAAACAGTATCCTTACACCAATGATCGATTTTTTTATTTTGTTTCAGCACCCATCGGACAAACTGTTCTGGATTGACTGCACGAATATCTACACAGTAACGACCAAACCGTACAAAAGCTCGGTAGTATGCGCTTTCACAAAAGTCATCATAGGTCTTTAACTTGGCACTTCCTTGTGTGAGTTCGTAGAACTTTAGATAGGCATTGAACCCAAGTCGTACGCCTGCTTCGTTTTGTTCCTGACGGCGGCGACGCGGCTCGCATGAATGCACCGCAAGACTGGACTCCTTGATAAAGTCTTTCCGGCAATACTGACAGGTATAAGTCATTTCTTTGTGTCTTGCCCTGAAGCTTTTAAGTATTCTTCTATGTCTTGTTTGGTATTGATTTGGGCCATTAAATCCAACTCATCATCTCGAAGATGCGGATACAGCTCGGCCAATTGTTTGCGTATGCTGCCTGGTTCCTTTTTCTTGGGAGCAATCCATTGATGCCGTTGTGTGCCCAGCCCAGGACTCACAGTAGTAGCACATAACCATTGCAGCTTTGGGTGACGATTTATGTTAAAAAAATGTTTGTTAAGTCGTTCATTGGTTGAGATCAAATAGAATTCTTGCAGATCTCGGCTGCCTTGCACACTTGAACCATATCTGATCATCAAGAAGTTGCTGAACTTTTTACGTTCTTCGGGAGTCAGACTGTCGTAAAACGTTCGATCCTTGCGATCAAATACTGCCATCTCGTTGTTGATACTGAGTTTATCCATCACCAGGCCAGGTTATAGTTTACCACTTCACAATTGCGACTGATATCTTTGACAAAATACACACACTCGGGTTCGTCACCTTCGCTGATGGGCACACACAACATCTGACCATTCTTTAGTTTAGGAGCATACCACGCCACTTCTTGATATATGTCAATGATCTCAATGTCTGGAAAGCCGGGGCGGAAGCTGCTGAGTGGGTTAAACTGGAATGCTTTGAACCCACGATCATTTACACTGGTCAAGGGCAACACTTCAAGATCGCCAAGGTCGGGTTCACCAATCAAGATCTGCCAGTCAACTGGCATGCGAATTCTATGTTTGCCTATTCGTAAGACCAGAGCCGGGGCGGTAAAACTTTCCAAGAAGATCAGGGGAATATAATGATAGTCAGGATCTTTGGGATCGCTATTGTCAAAAATAGCAAAGTGCATGTCATCTACCTCGTCGGGCAAGTGGTTCAAATCAAATGGATCGTTATCAAGCGTTAGTATTCTCATAGTATAATAATATAGGATTTTGTTGAGAAAGTCAACCGTCAAGACCCTGGAATGGGATGTCAAATGGTATTTCTTCTGCTAAAATTCCAGTGATGTTGCAGGTCCATTTGTTATTCATACCTACATTAACTGAAAGGTGCATACGATCCGGATGCCATACCACAACGTCACCGGCCATCCAATGACTAAGAATACTGTTACCTACTTGTAAAAAATGTCCTATTTGCCAATTTTGTGGGAATAATAAAAATCGTATTACATATTCTTGATCGGTGGGATGATTTTGTTTAAAATAATAATGTCTATCTTTGTGCCATGGCATAAGATCACCAGTTCGTTGTAATGTGGGTGTGCTTACAGGATGTATTAACGGCAATTGATCTAAAATACGCTGTTCCCAACTCATGTGTAACTGAGGTTGTTTACAAGTGGTTTTCCAACTAACGGTATTGGCTGAAGTATACCCATAGGCTTTATTATATGAATAAACTTTTTTCATTTCTTGGCTCATGCTACTATCCCATTCCTCGAATGTTTCGTCGAGCACCAAGGACCAACAATAGTCGGGATGATCAACAGCACATTGTTCGCATTCTTGAATGATGCTTTTCCAGTCATCGTTGATATGACTGAAACGAATATAGTCAACAGTTTTAAGGTATTCTATTAAGTTCTTCCGAGACACAGACACGGTAGTAATCTCCTCTTTTAAATTCAGACCGACAATTATTATCTAACCCAATTGTTACAGTATTGGTTGTCGCAAGATTGTTAGTGAAACATATTTGATCGCTAAGTGGTCGATACTTTTCAATGATCCAATTATGCGAAAACTGTTTAAGTAGTTGTATAGAAAGGCTAGCGTTCAATCTGTCAAATAAATCACTGCCAATTAATCCTGCACTTATAGTGTCGTCGACTGGGTAACGTGTAAATCTTATTCCCATTCTAAAGGGTGCCCCGGCAAGATTTTTGCTCAAACTTGTAGCAAAATCTGTAACACATTTTCTATTTAACGGATAATTAATACCGTGACTAATTCCAAAATAGGCACCATCAACAAATACCGGTATACCCAAGATATCGGCCTGATCAAGCAATGTTAAATAGTCTGGATAATACGACCCGTTTCCAGAAAATGGAAAACTTAAAATAACACAATCGTTGGCGTCAAGTTTTTCATGTTCGAGATATTGTATTTTTCGATTATATGTCTGACAGAGTATTTGTGTTAAAACAAAATCACTCCGACTAACTCTAATTCTACGGGTATTGTATCGTGCAATAAATTCGCCAAATACCGGAGTTGTTCCAGAAGAAAAACAAGAGTATTTAAAAGTATCCAGTCCTGTCACAGTATTATAAATTGAATTAGATAACCAATGCCTCCAAACGTGATCTAGTGTTTCATGTGTAATCGATGCTATACCGTTAACTGTAAGCGTGGGGATAATTTTGTCAAGATATACCAGTGCCTCGGGTATTTGTAATGGATCGTGACTTAGTTTCATTTAATTTTCATCCAGTCTAACTTCTCCTGTGTGAAGTTGTATTTAGCTTCTTTGTAAAACTGTTTGCGCTTGGTCAAGTGGCGTTTGGCAAATCGACAAGTGCTGGTTATGTCCCAGATTTCTACATGGTCTTTGTCTTCGGCTTTTCTAATACCACGTCCAATAGATTGAATAACGCGGACAAAGCTCTTTCCGGGTTCCACAAGAACCAAATTAAAGATCCTAGGAATATTAATCCCCACAGCGGCCACACCGTAAGTCGCCACAATAATCTTCCCAGTGCTTTCAGCCACTTGATCATATTCATCTTGTCTTGCCTTTGCTTTTGTAGACCCACTGACCATGACTGCATTGTCGCCTAGTCGATCTAGGATACCTTGTCCAGCAGCAATTCGGTCAACCAACACCAGTGTGTTGCCTGTCAGGTTAACTTGTCGAACCAAGTCAGCAATGGTATCTAGTCTGTCGGGTTCCTCTAACAAGAACTTCAACTCACTTTGATAGTTGGTAAACTCAGCATGGTCAACCAACTGTACAATGTTCACATGACACTGTGCCAGCACACCTTGACTTTGTAGTTCACTGGCTGTGAGTCGGCCTATCACAGGACCCAGACTGCATTTGAGTGCCTGCGATTCAAACGGTTCCTTGGGTATGGTTCCTGTGAGTCCCCAACGCAAAGGAACACGACTCATTACACCAGTGAGCAGACTCTTGAGTGCGTCGGCTTTGGCCATGTGTACTTCGTCCACAATAACACATATCACATCTTCTAAAAACTCACCAATGGTACAATCGCCCACTCCGTTCTTTGTGTTCTTCAGCAACACATTCAAACTTTGCCAAGTGCAGATGGTGTGCTGTCGTCCCCACTCTTTGCGATCGCCAAAGTAAACTCCCACATCCTGTTGCATGTTGATATAGTCTTTTTCTGTTTGTGTAACTAGACTCTTGTTGGGCACAATCACAATGGTCCTACCATATGGCGCCACAGCATTACTCAGTGCCGCTGTGATCACAGTCTTGCCTGCACCGGTGGCAATCTCCTGTATGCATTGTGGATTCTCAAGGAAGTTGTTGACAATCTCCACTTGATAGTCACGCAACTGCATGGGTTGCCCTTCCATCGGGTGACCTTTGGGCCAGACAATATGACTGAATGTTTGTTCAGTAACTGGCTCAAATGCAAAATTAACCGAGTAGTCTCGCTGATCATCTAGCTCAACGTCATAGTTGAACTTTTCCAGTATAGGAACGATCTCTGGCAACAAATTTACATAGGTGGTACCGCCAAGTTGGAAATAGCTGACCTTACCGTCCCAACGACCAAGTCTAACGGCCGGCAAGTAACGGGCACCAGGAACATCATACTTAAAGGCTGTGACCAATGCACGACGAGCATCGAGCTCAAGGCCTTCTATTTTGACGTTTACTTCGTCACGGATTACTATTGTTGCTTGTTTCACAAATGGTTACCTGGTTTATAAATTGTCTCTCACGAATATCAGCTAATAGCTGATCTCTTGGCACAGTTTCTATCAGTTGTGCCACAGGAAATTTCAATGGAGCAAGTTTGGCATCGCTGATACTGATGTACCCGCGACTGTGAAAAAACTCTTGGTGTTGATCAAAGTAGTTGATCATGCCAACGGTTTTTTTGAGCACTTCGTTCTCGGTCAGTTCAAAAAATCTTGCCACAAAATCTGCACTGTAAAAATCAAACGGCTTGAACGCATCATCTGCAATGTACTGGTCTTGATCCTGTGTTAGATCTTCTAGTGTTTTGCCAATCTCCACATAGTTCAAGCACACCGACCCCCAGGCAGGATTTACTTCACCATATTGTTGCATCAACTCCGCAGGTAGGTGTTCAGTCTTGGGCATGCCAAACCAGGTGCAAACAAATCTAGGTTGTCTGGATCTACCCACGGCCTCACATCTGTGCACGGCCAAATTCAATTCGGCCAAGGCCTTGCGAACAGTATCTGGAGCCGATTGCCAAAATTCATGGGTTTGCTGATCCAACAATCCGTGATAAA